GCCTTACCTCTAAAGATTCTCGATCCTGTTCAAATTGTGGGTCTAAGCGATTAGTAGCACGTTGATAGGCTGCATCTTCTGCGCCTTGTCTGCGGCTTACTCCGTCATAATTAAATGCGGTGTCTGCTCCAGTAGTTGAATTTACATCTCTACTATCTTGGCTGTCATACGCAAACCGATTATTTCCAGTTACAGAGTTTACTCCGCCTACTGGGCCTGCACTTTCTGGGCCTTGTCGGCCTTGACCAAATTGATCCCAATTAAGTGGGGCCGACATTTCACCTTGCGCTCTACCGGTTAACCCTGCTGCGGTTTGTCCTAGCGAAGTGTTTGTGTAAACGTCCTGATTCAGTAAGGTCTGCATATCAGGCGAAAGATTTTGTCGCTGAGTCCACTTAGTTGTCATTTCTCCGGTAGCCGGATCTCTAACAGACTGTTGTTGCCAAGTATTGCTCCCTAACGAATTATATTGGTCAGGACGATCTGCGTACAACGCATCTCTAGCTGTTTCACGCGAAAATTCACCTTCACGTTCGGCTGCCCCAACTACATCTGGTGTATTTGGCGATTTTTTACCCACTTTTTTATCCTCCGGTCGCTTGCATTCGCAATGCTTGTGCGCGAGCGCCTGCTTCATTGTTTATAGGGGTTACAGGGGCGCTAATAGGAGTACTAGCGTATTGTTGAAACTGTTGCCCGCCCTGCAAATCAGGTCGAGCCAAAATTAATTCATTTTCAGGAATTTCCTGCCTAATAGCTATGCCGCCACCAGTGCCTTCTCTGCGGCCTTTATCTGCTCCGAATGCCGCTTCTCTTGACCCTGTATGCCCTGTGTAAGTTTGATTAGGCATAGCATATCCCCCAACGGGGCCGTCTTCAGGGCGATATATACCTGCTAAGGTTTGCTGTCTTTGGTTAGGGGGGCCACTTTGGTCGCCAAACAAGCTATTGCCAGTGTTAAGATTCTGCAAATAATTGTTTAAAAACTCGTCAGAGATACCTATTGGAACTCCCTCGCCGTCAGTTGCGTTATTCCGGTTCATGCCCCCGTTTGAATTTACAAAACCCATTTTAAGCTGCCTCAGCTAATCGTATAAATTTACAGTCTTCACGTTTTAATTGCATTATTAAGTAGTCTACGCCTTCTTCAAAGGCTTCATCCAGTACCGTTTTTACCGTAAAGCCCATGTGGGTGTTAAAAGCTACGGCTTTTGTATTGTCTGCGGGCACTAAACCGTAAATATATTTTACATCACACACGTTAAAGATAAAATTATAGGCGCATTCTAAAAACCCGTGTCTTAAAACCATTGGCGTTTCAATCATAAAATGGCATTGCACACTGTTTTGCGTCCAATTATCCATTATAACTGCACCAACTGTACTATTTGTGTCGGTGTCTATCGCCATCATACCGCAAGTATCTTCTACTCTCAGTATTGGACAAACCTGTTGTACCCACCCCCAATCATTATGCCCTATAAAATCTCGTATCTGTATGTTCATTGCCGTAGTGTCCTTCAAGTGCGTGTAAACAGGTTATATCATTGGGCCGCCTGTGTCGAAAACCATATCCCACCCAATTAATCGTGTGCTAGTAGTCGTTGAACCTTTAGTGGCTATGGCTATGTACCGTCCATACCCCCATGCCCCGCCGATAGTAGGAAATGCTTGGCCTTGCTCGCTCCCCCAAATAGACTCCTCCCAATTATTTTGATCCCACGTACCTACCGGAAAAGTTACTGGGGGGACTAATTGAAAATCTTGCCCTTCCGCTATATTAAAATCGTATCGGGCTAAAGAACTAGACTGTACTGGCTGTTGAGCTACAAAATCAGGGCGTAGTAATTTAGGACGTTTGTAAATAGCGGGAGTGCCTAACGCTTGAAACGAAGTTAATATAGAAAATACAATTGGATCGCCTGTTAATAGTATACCTAACTTTTTATTGTCTGTTGGCGCGTCCATTTTGCATACACGCCCATCAGCCGTACCAAAAACAACGGAATCTTGGAAGTTTTCAAAACACACCATAGGGACATTGCGCCATATACCCCACGACTGTAGCGCTATATTATAGTAATACTGTATAGGGGCGGCCGCACCAATTGTAGGGATTGATATAAGTATACCGCCTTCACTTGGTATAGGATTTATCGCCCAGCCTGTCATTTCTATGCTTTCACTCATAGACGCTCTAATTAATCCGGCTATCTTTATAGCCATTGTAGCCCCACCTTCTACATCGGCTTGAAGGGCGGCAGAATCAACACCTTGCAGCAAATCGTTCATACTGATTACACCGAAAGCTGACAACAAGAACAATTCCCCTCCTTGCTCAGTACCAAAACGCGGAGTATTAGGGATTTCCCCTATAAAATATGTACCTCTTTCTGACCAATCAGATTCAGCAGGGTCGGAACCCGTGTAAACGACTATATCTCCTGCATGACTGACGGCAACTAATATGTCATCGACACCCGCACCGCCGTCAACCGTCCAACTGAATAGCCCTTCTAAAGTTCCGCCGTGACGGAATTTAGACCCAAAATAGAATTCAGTAGCTTGGCCGCTTGGCGACCCAATACCTAAATACCATGCAGCGGTAGAGTTTTCTTCTATCAACCATATACGCTGTTTATGAGCTACAATAAATTTTACGTCTGTAATTGTAGGGCCGACTATGCCCGTTGCTTGCGCCCATGTATCGGTCAGAGGTGTGTATTGAAACAACCCATTTTCAGCGTCTGCGTAAAAAAGTATTGTTTCGCCTGCATCTGTAACGTAATGCGCATAAGTTCCAAACCCCGCGTTATTAGCGCCAGAAGCAAAAACTAATTTTTGAACAGGGGCCGTGTCGTAATCTGTTGTATCCCAAATACCTGAAGTAGTGACAGAAAACAGTCTGTCGCCTGAATCACCTTCAAACGCACTATCATAAGGGATTATAGTATTTATCGAATTAGTGACAAATCCAGTTACCCCTACTTGCCATTCTCTGTAGCCTTCTCTAACTTTCATACCTGCTTCATAAGGCACTAAATTAAAAGTGTATGGGCAGAACAAGGGATCTTCGGATCCGATTGATTTACGCACATCTACACCTTTTAAAGGCGCAGGGTAGCGGTATACGTCATGCGATCTTTGCTGAGGTCTGCCAGCAGATCCTTTAGCGGCTCCTATACTCATATAACCCCACCAAAACCTGTGTCTGGTGTGTTATATGCGGATAGGTAAGGTATGCCCCCGCGAGAGATACCAGCATTCAACACGGGAGCACCCTTTTCTGTTCCCGTTAAGAAAGCAAAAATTTGATTGTAATCAGCCTGCGCTTTGGTTGTATCAAATCCTGCGCTTTCTAAATATTTAACTTTGACAGCCCGTGTAATCAAGGTTTTATCAAATAAAGGTATATCAGACCCTACATTAACGTCTTTTTTGTAACTAACAGGGTTAGTGGCCGGATCAAACACCCAAGCAGATGTGATGTACTCAAAACTTAAATCCAACCCTGTAGGGGGTGGTTGAGGGAATACATTAAATTTGCCTTGAGCAATCCGAAAACTGGCGTAAAGCGTATTAGAGGCTAAATTTCTACCTTTTAAATACGTCCAATCTTGGGCAGACAAAGGCCCGCCCATAGGGACATTATTAGTTTTATCCCATTCGGTCTGATTCAGAATATATCCAAAATCATTAGGCATTGAATAGTCGCCGGTATCGTTAGCTTGCGTAGTTAGTTCAAACGACCTAACTAGCAACTCCCAAGGATACGCTTGCATAAGCTCTTCGCCTGCAATATTTAGCAAATATCGGAGCTGTATAAAGAACGGATCTTGGCTAGAATACGGCGACTGAATGGGCGCAATACCTACTTCGGCAGCTACTCTGTTAAGTATTTCCGAAGCGTTTAATGTAGTACTTAGGCCCATTTTGTACCTCTACTTTTTTGTACGGCGTTTACGCGTTGCGGGAGCTGCGGGTACAGGTATAGCTGCACCTTCTTCTGGTTCTTTATCTAACCCTGACTCCGGCAACAGTGCGTTTACACGGACTTCTGGAGCTTTAGCTGCCAGCATTTGAGCCATTTGGGCTTGAAGAGTGGCAATAGTAGTTCGCATTTCTTCTTTTTCGCGGTCTACAGTGTCAGCATCGTTCATTGTAAGCCATTTTTGAGCTTTTTCACGAAGCGCATACCCGCCCATGATTGCCCCTAAATTGCTATCTTTCATAGACGCCAACTGCTCTACAGTTTTTGCATTCATAAACGATAGCTCTTCAGCTTGTGTTCGGGTTATCTGCGGCCATTCAGATAAAGGCATACCCTCAGTCGGAGGTTCTACTCTTTTTTCAAATGCTTCAAAATGGTTAGGAAACCTATTTTTATCCGCCATAGTTGCGGGTCTACAGGCTTGAACGTCCCGCTGTCCGGCTACGCGTAGCTCGATGTATGTTTTTTCTCTAAACATAGGGCGACCCATTTCGCGGGTTTTATTCGCGTCAGGACATTCTTTATAAAAAAATCTAACCATTAAAGCCTTGTCGGCTTCTTGTTGGTTACTAAAATCGTTATGATTAAAATCTGCTTGTAGCATAGTTAATACCTATAGTTGTCGTAGGGAATTTGTACATAGGCTTACATAGGCTGTTGGGTTGGCGCTTACGCACAACCGGCCTTCACTTGTATAGGGAAGCCCCGCATTTATGTAAGCTGCTGGAAACATAGGAGGCGGGTAAAGTTCCGTCAATGATTAATAACATTGTGCCGCCTATTTAATTAAAAATTAGGCTGGAAAACCAGCCCATGACTGTTTTTAAACTGCCACCCAGCCGCCTGATAGGCTAGTTAATGTTGCAGCCCCGTCCGATACAATAGTGCCGTCACCTGAATCAGATGGTGGGCCAGTATCTACAGGAACATTACCTGCAATGCCCTCATTACCGCCGCTAGACGGGTAAGCTGCTCGAGCTACATACCCTGTTCCCCCAATAAGCATACTGTTTTGGGGAGTACGGGCAGCGCCAAACTGGTCGTTAAGTGTAAACTGTTCAGAAGTGCCTACAACTGCTCCGCCGCCTACGTTTACACCTATTGCTGGAGCGCAAGACCCAGCGTTATTTGCACCATTAACAAAACTGGCATCGGTAACTTCTTGTATGCGAGCTAATATTGCTGCGTCATCAATAGTATATGTTGGATTAGCCATGCTGTTCTCCTAAAGAACTCTATAAAAACTCAGGGCGACCGAAGCCGCCCCTACAACCCCTACGACAAAGGTTTTTAATAAAAAGCCCGCCTTAGCGGGCCTTAACCTTATACGCCGTTAGCGTCATAACGACCGTTAAACTGGCGACCTGAACAAGTCAAGTTACCCGCCCAACCCAAGATTTGCACTTCGGCATCTTGGTTAGTAGCGTAACGACGATTAGGTGACAAAGACACCATATTGCGATCAGCGTGTGGACGATAGTGGACATACTTGGTATTCAAGAAGAAAGCTGTACCTGCTGGTGCGCCTGCTCCGTTGTTACCGTTGTAAATACCACCGTCCAAACATACGTCTGCATCCATAAACTTAACAGTAGCAAAACCGGCATCTGCTGAGTTAGTGTTGCTAAACCGCTGTTGAGCTTGCAAGGAAGCCATGTACGCATTCCAAACTTGGGTATCAGTCATAATCAGGTCAGGACGATCTTGTCCGCGAACCAGAGAAGCCCACAACTCATTCCACAAACCTTGAATCAATGTTGAATCAAGACCAATAGCCGCTGTG